GGTATCGGTTCTACTTTGACCCCAACGGATACGTCGAGTATGGAATAGGTCAAATCTTCACAGTCTATGACAACAACTCGGGCAGGATACAGATTTCTTATACAAGTCGGGCCGGGCCGATACACGAGTTGAGGTTGAGGTACATAGACGACGGTTTCACCTGGAACTACCTGGGCGGCACAGTAGAAATCACTGACGCCGAACACTATGTAGAGGTTTTGGTTGAGTACGCTTCAAGTGCCGTTGCGAGTGATGCCACGATAACATGGTGGATCGACGGTTCACAACAACAGACCGACAACACCCTTGACATATACGACCTCTCAAAGCCGTCAAGTCTGCGGGCCGGGGCAATCTACTCGTCCAACACTTGGAACTCTACGTTTTACATAGATGAAATCGTGTTTCGGGACGACGACACCGAAATAGGTGAACGGAGCACGCAATACTTCCAAACCTGTACAGGGTCTTTGACTCCCTCTGGTGCCCTGGTACGTCGTCCGGGCAAGTCGGTCGCCGGAGCACTAACCCCGAGCGGTATAGTGGTCCGGGGTGTCTCTCTGGCCGATCTCAAGGGGTCAATCGCTCCGAGCGGGGTTGCCCTGCGGTCCACAACCAAGGTGCCATTCGCCGGGGCCATCGCTCCGGCCGGGGTACTGGTCAGGCGGGCGGGCAAGGTGTTGGCCGGGGTTCTGACCCCTGGGGGTGTACTGGTACGGAGACCGGGCAAGGTGTTGGTGGGGTCGGTGGCTCCCAGCGGTGCGATCGTGCAGCGTGACGTCACAAAGGCACCTCTCGGGGGCACCCTTGCACCAAGCGGGGCGGTCAACAAAGCGGTGACCCTGGGCACACCTCGGGCCGGCACAATAGGCCTCTCCGGGGCGGTCACCAAGCGCACAACCAGGACGGCGGCGGGGTCGGTTGCCCCATCGGGGTCCCTGGTACGACAAACCCAAAAGACACTCTCCGGGGCGGTCGGCCTGGCGGGTACCTTGTCTCGCGCAATAGAGGTACAGGTTGCCGGGGTGTTGACACTGTCCGGGGCAGTCTACAGGTTGACAACCCTGGTACCCCTGGGTGGCACGGTCGGCCTTGCGGGTACGGTCACCAGGTTGACCGAGAAACTTCCCTTTGGGGGATCCCTGGGGTTGGCCGGTGCGCTAACCCTACTCGTGTCCCTGGTCCTTGAGGGGTCCATAACGCCGAGCGGGGTCGTTACCTTTTTCAAACTGGTTGCTCTTACCTTGTCCGGGTCTCTAACCCCATCAGGGTCCCTTACAAGGTCGGTCAGGTTGGTCCGGTCGGGCAGTGTAACCCCAACAGGGTCACTATCGCGCCGGGTTGTTCTACACGTGTTCTCGGGGTCCATAACCCCATCGGGGGTACTTGAGGCTCTGCGGGTTGTTTTCGTTTCTTTGGCGGGCACCCTTGCCCTATCGGGTACGGTCACCAGAGAGACCAGGTTGACGAGGGTTGGTACACTCGCCCTCGAGGGCGCGTTGACCAGGTTGGTATCTTTGACGATGGGCGGTGACCTGGGGTTGGCCGGGGACCTGGTACGGCGGGTCGGCAAGTCGCTGCAGGGCATTATGGTTTTGTCCGGGGACCTGGTACGGGGTATCTACCTGGTACTCACGGGTCAACTAACCCCATCGGGGGCGCTCCACAGGTTGACCGTCAAGGGTCCGTTTGTTGGGATCCTGGGGTTGGCCGGTGAGGTTACACGGTCGTTCCTGGTTGTGGTAGCAGGCTCTTTGTCGCCGAGCGGCGCCCTTACACGTCAGGTCAATCTCAGCTTAGAGGGTGAGGTTACCCCCACAGGGGCGCTCACCAGGTTGGTGTACTTGTCTTTTAGTGGGTCGGTGGGTTTGTCCGGTGTTGTGGACGCTACGAGGATCGTGTTTTTGACCTTGGCGGGTACCATAACCCCGACCGGCACATTGACCAGGGTTACCCAAAAGGTTCTACTCGGGGAGATCGGCCTTGCCGGTGTTGTTCACAAGTTGATTGCCTTGACCCTGGGCGGGTCCCTGGGTCTGGTCGGGGCGCTCACCCGAGTTATGTACCGACAGGCCGGGCCGACCGTGAGAGCTGCACTTGACAAACTTGTGATTCGGGCCTCGTCCAACCAGGGTCAACCACAGGTAAGGTCAGGGTCTACGGGTACCCCGACGATACGAGGGAGCAAGGAAACATGATACGACTTGAGGTCACAGTAGGGGACATCGACAACATAATGTCCCAAGGGTACACCCTGATGAGGGTCTACACCGACACCTCTGAAAGCGGTACCTTTACAACCCTGGACGGTACCATAACCCTCGTCGCCGAGACCAGCGGGTACGCGTACATCGACACCGATGGGAGTTCAAGTACCTGGTACAAGGTCTCGTACTATGGGGCGGTACCTGGTGAAAGCTCCAAAAGTGATGCCCAACAGGGGGGCACCGTTGACGCCTACGCCGACGCTTACGAGGTTCGTCAAGAGTTGGCAACGGGGTCGGGCAAGGCGGTCATCTCTGAGAAATGGGACAACACCCTTTGGAACATGTGCGTTGACGCCTCGCGCCTGGTTGACGAGTACAAGGGGGTTGAGTATGGGGCCTACCTTGCCAGCGGGTCAGAGGCTCGTCTTGTGGACGGGAACGGTCGGTGTAAGTTGTGGCTCCCCTGGTCTGCGGTCTCGGTCTCCCTGGTTGAAGTGGAAGAGACGGACGGCACCTATACCACGTGGACCCAAGATACCGATTATTTCTTGTACCCTTACAACTCGGGTCCATACTGGCGTTTGGATGTGAATCCAAAAAGTACCAGTACCAAGAGCGTATGGACCTATGGGCCTCGGCGGGTTAGGGTGACCGGGGTTTGGGGTATTTCCACAAGTACACCTTCCATCGTGGTCCGGGCGGTCAAGATGCAGGTTGGTATCTGGTACAACATGGTCAAAACGGGGTGGAGCAACGAAAGCGCGAGTGACACGTTTGGGCGCAAGCGGTACCCCACAAAACTCGACCCTGCGGTGATGGACCTTGTGATGAGGGCACCGCCAAACCGGGCAAGGTTGTGACGTGCCAGCGACATACCAGGTTGAAGCGTTTGACGTTGAACTGTTCTCTAAGGCCTTGGAACGGTTCCCCGAAATAGCGCGAGATGTTATCCTTGAGACAATGAAAGAGTCAATAGTGTACCTGGTCGGTCGTATACAGGTTGTGACCCCCATCAACACGGGTACACTCAGGGACTCCATCGACGGTCGGGTTGAAGAGTTGGCGGCAATGGGGTCGGTCGGTGGGGCCATCCGGGGTATAGCGGAGGCCGGGGCCGAGTACGCTCTACCTGTAGAACTTGGGTTACCCTCTGGACACTGGGTACCCATCGACCCGCTGAAACGGTGGGCACATCTTGTACTCGGTGACGAGAACGCGGCCTACGCGGTACGGTGGCATATACACGAACATGGGACCGATGGGTACGGCATGTTCGCCTATGGGTGGAGAGACGCGCACCCTTGGATTGTACGACGGTTTGACCGGGCGCTGTCCCAACTCGCCGAGAGAATTGTAGAGGCAACATAATGGCAGCGGATACACCTGACAAGCTCGACCTTTTTGTGACGGCATGTTGTGAGGTCATGGGTGCCCTGGTTGGTATTGAACAGGCACCCGAGCACCCGCCCGAGGGGATGCAGGACACTCCTATGGTCGTCACCTATTTTATGACCCACGATTTCAGGGCCGCGCCCTGGGTCGTTCACAGAACTCATATCGACATACTGTTGGCACGGGGAGACCTACCACACGACGAGGCACAGGCGCGCAAGTATGTACTCAGGGGCGGCGCGGCACTCGCGGCCAACATCAACATGAAAGGAACGTGCAGTACCCTCAACATTCAGCGGGCAGACGGACCCTTGCCCATCACGTATCAAGGGGTCCGATACTTTGGAGTGAGGTTTGTACTAGATGTCAAAATCGAGCACGAGGACACGCTCATCTTCTCGTTCTCATCCTAGGTACTGGGCACGGTATACCCCAACGGCAGAACATAGGTTCACGCCGGGGATCCCCGCCCGAGACCTTACCGAGGACGAGGTTGTACACTGGGGCATTGAAGCGTTGACCAACGCGAAATGCTATGAACTCGTGGAGGTCGCACCCGACGACCAGGACGACGACCAAGGGGCCAAGGAGACATAACTATGGGTCTGGAAGCACTTTACATTTGTCAGTATGGTCTTGAGTCGTCCCACGGGACGCCGGTCGCGGCCGACACTCGGTTGGGGTGTATCGTGGGGTTCCCCGAGGATGACCGCGAAAAGGTTGCCCCGATGCAGTCCTTGGGCACAAGGATGGGTCGTAACCTGGATGCAGCATACA